AAGCCTGGAAAATTGACGAGTTTACGGATCCACGGCACGCAGCTGCCGACTTGCACACAAAGGGCGAGCAGCTCGGGCAGGATAGATTCCTGGAAGTGGCAGGAGTCTACGACGGCAGCCCTCAGCAAATTTCTCAGTTTGCCAAACTGCTTGGGCTCGAATTGTGGGGAGCTATCCAGACACCGGAGCAGCTGACCGGAGCACTTGAATACGCAGGAGCAGAAGCCAGGGAAAGACTCAACGAGATCCTGAGACACAACGGGCTAATGGCTCCAAAGCAGAGCGAGCCCGAGCAAAAGACGTTTTCCGAACAAGCTGGCAAAGCCCTGGGAAACTTCACCGAGGGGCTCAAGGAAGGAACCGGAATCGGATTAGCCAGGCGGGTGCTCGGAGCAGCCGGCAGGCCGATCGGCAAGGCGATAGCTTCCGAAGTCACGCGATCGCGAAACCAGGCAGGCGATAAGTACCAGGGCGAGTACCCAGGCTACCAGCCGGCTCAGGTCAACGCGATTCCACCGCCAAAAGCACCTGGACCGGGGCCAATGTTCACAGCAAAGACAAACCATCCCGACGCTGACTTTTGGATCGCCAGACGCGGCAGCTCGAAAACAGTAGGGAAGCCACATCGCGAATTTGCGCCGGAGTCGATCGGGATCACAGTGAACCGCGAACACCTGGATCCTAGCTATGCCTACTACCTAATGGAGCACTTGCATCAGAAGGGACATTGGGCAGAACGAGCGACGGGAACGACAAACCTGGTCAACATCAACAACAAACACATCAAAGAGTTGCAGGGGATGATGCAACCAGCTCCCCAGGAACCAGGGCCGCCAGTTGAAGGACCGATTCCGCCATTGCCAAAGGAAAAGCCGGCAGAGCAATCGTATGGCGAGAAGGAAGTTGCCAGGATCCAGGAAGCTACGCAGGATCCAGAACAGTTTGCTGGAGAAGCAGAAGAGAAGCCAGGAATTGTGATGCCCACTGGCGACGTAGACAACGAGGACGCCAGGGAAGGCGATCAGCTAGGCTTATTTGGCGAAGGCAAGAAGAAGAAGGTTCCGAAGCAGTACAAGCAGGAAAACCCCCAGGGCAAAGCCAGGGTGAAATCGCTGTTTGATAAAGACGAGGATCCTGACCAGCAAACTCTATTCAGTTCATTCGGCGAGGCTGTTTCCTACTACAGCACAACACGGTGAGGATATGCCAGAGCAGCCCGGAGAAATGCAGCCTAAGCCAGAGCAGCCAGCAGTCGCCGAACAGCCACCTGAACCACGGATTGGTCACACAGCCGGGGACACTTTTACGCTTCCCCGGTACGTCGGCTATGGTGATGATCGCAAGGTAGAAGGCGAGCACACTTTTACAGTTGGCGATCACGACGGTCACAGCGTAACAGTGAAAAGCGACACCGGTGGCGAGTACACGATGAAACGCGACGCGGTGAAGCACTTTGCCGACGACTTGAATCAGCGTGTGGATGTCCCGGAGCATCCAACCAGCAACGGCATCAATCTCATTCGAGAGGGTAGGGCTCAGTTCCTGGGGAAGGGCGACGACGGTATGGCATTTGATACCGGCGACGGACAGGTCCACAAAGTCACGACAAGCGTACCCTACAACCTGGCTTATTTTCGAGATCATCGCGACGCTATCCGCGACGCCGAGCGACAGGTTTGGTTAAACAACCAGGCTATCGAGCAAGGGCATGATCTGCTGGTTCCCCAGCAATTTATCGAGCACGGGGAAAAGGGATTCACGATCCTTCCGAAGCTGGACCTGAACGCTGACCTGACGCGGGAGCAGATCCTGGCGTACCGGGAAAAAATGCAAGCGTTTCACGACGCTGGCTGGGAGGTCAACGACCAGGTGCAGACAGGGGTGGATGCCCAGGGCAATATAAAAATCTTCGACACCGGAAAGTTGGCGAAGCGGGACATGAGCGAAGATCGCTCGTCAATGGACGAAGATCACTGGAACCAATTAGGGCATCCAGGCACGCTGTTACGCAAGCACGGACACTATGACGACCAAGCAAACGACCAGCAGCTCAAGATCCACCTGCGCCACCTGGGATGGGCGGAAAAGATGGATCCCGAAAACCAGGCTATCGTCCTAAGCGATATTGCTGAAACCATCGATGACATGATCGCCAACAACCACGACGCGAAAGCCTTTGTGATTGACGACGTGAGGGAGGCGCTCGAGCAGCTGCCACCAAGCGAGGCATCGCAAGCCCTGGCAACAAAGATCGACAGCTGGGAAAGCGACGAAGTAAACAAAGCCCTGGACACCAGGCTGGTAAACGCTCAATTCCAATTCGGCGAGCTGGTAAACGAATACGAAGGCATCGACGAAGATGACGAGCCGCACCAAGAAAGCCTGGACGCCTACATTACAAACACGGACCTGTTTGAGCAGATGATACCAGGCGTCAGCGACGACGAGCTGGCTGTCCTGGGATTCAAAGCCTATGAGAGCGTCGGATACGATCAGATTAACCTGGCAGGGTTTGAGCTCGACGGCGACGTTATCCACGGCAACGGCGACGAGGAAAGGGTGCTCCGTGGAATCGCCGAAAGACAAGAGGCGATGGGGCTCAACCTCCAGGGCGAACAACTCGAGCCTGGGGAACGAACCTCTGACGGTGGAAGGTACGAGCCAGAGCGTGAGCCAAACATGGACACGTTCATGCGGAACCAGTACCCGAAAGGAGAATCATGGGGTCCAGCTGGCTTTATTATGTCCGACGGCGCGCTCCTGGACATGAGCGCAGGAGGAGGCGATCAACGTGGCGACGACCACCGGAGCATTATCCCAACAGACGAAGCAGCGGAGCGATGGGATTGGGAAATGGACGGGCAGGGCGATTCTGGCGAGGGATCCACCAGCCGATGGGGAAAGCTAGTCCAGACGTTGAACCGGGCTCACGCTATCAGGTTCGACCACAGCGGACTCTTGCACCTGGAGAAATACGCGACGCCAGCCCAGAAGCGGGCAATCTCGCAATACATCAACGAAGTCCAGCCGGATTACCTGAGCATCCGGTACGGCAACGGGAGAAACGAAGCGCTCCAGGAATGGGGTGTGGAGAACCCAACCCCTTCCCAGGTGATTAACCAAATCTCAATGGCAGAGCAAAACATGCTCGTCGAGGTAGGGGATTATTTGCAGACGCTTCCCCAGAATGAGTGGCCTACGCAGCACCAAGGGCTCATGGCCCAAGGCGCAGACCTGAGTGATATGGATCCTAATTCCTACCTGGCCGCAATCGATCCGAGCGTATTGTCAGAGCTCGAGGATTATGTTCTCGAGGAAGAAATCGACGACTACGAGGTGTATATTCGGCAAGGCGTAGAGTTTCCTCCTTTGCTTGCGTATGCACCGCGTAAGACGGCTGATTCCGTAGCGCTGGCGATTGCAGCCAGGAACCTGGGCATGTCGTCTGTTCCGGTAATTACTCCTCTGGGATACAAGCCAGAGATTGAAGCGCCCAACACCGACGAGTTTCGAGAGTTTTGGGGAGACAGCGTAGTCGTCAACGCGGACGGCTCGCCCCAGGCTCAGATGCACGGAACGACAGCTGACGATGACATTGTTTCATTCCGCACAATGAGAGGCAGCGACTTCGGATCTCACTTTGGCGACATCAGCCAGAGCGAGCATTTCCTGGAAAGTCGGCGAGCAAATTTACCTGATGGCTGGTACGACAATTCGCGAGTGTATCCAGTTTGGTTGTCGATTCAGAACCCGCTGATGACCGACGACCTGGGACGTTGGGATCCTGACGAAATCACAGCGTTCATGGAAGAGAAGCTAGAGGAAAAGGGAATACCCTGGCCGGCCTTCATCGACGACGACGGCGTACCCGACCGAACAGATTGGAACGACGAGGTAATGGACCTCGTGCCGGAGATCGCGAACGAACACGCCTGGTTCAATAACCACCTGGGAGCCTGGGAAAAATTCAAGCAGCGCAAAAATTGGGAAATGCTGCGAGATGCAATGGAAGAAGCAGGCTACGACGGAATTGCTTACCTCAACCAATACGAAGGCGATGGCGAAAACAACCTGAGTTTCATCGCGCTTCGGCCAGAGCAAATTAAGAGTGCCATCGGCAACAGCGGGAAATTCGATCGGACGGATCCACGGATGCGATACGGCATCGAGGATTACGATGCGCCAGAAGGAGGATTTGCGCTAGCTGCTGGCTCAACCCAGGAAATGCCAGACCCTGCCTCTGACGAAGCAGAGCAACGGATGCAAGAAAAGGGATCGCTCGAAAGTAGCGACATGCCGGCAGTTCAGGCGGAGCACATGGAGCCCTACGTTCACGTCAAACCGGAGCCAATTCCAAAAGTTGAGCAAAACCAAGATTCGCTGAAATGGTTGCGCGAGAAATTCCAGGAGCTGGCTCCCTCAGCAAACGATCCTCTCGGGCAGATGCTCGAATCTGACGACTGGACCCCGGAGGAGCGAAAAAACTGGAACAACAACATGGCCCGAATGGGCTACAACACTCTGAAGAACTACGCAGGAAAAGGAGCGACGCAGCTATTCAAAGAAGCAGAGAAACACAACCAGCTGGCATTTCCTGAGCAGCCAAAACAGCCAGACGAATGGGCAGACGACGATTACCTGTACCACGTCGCTCTAGCGGAAAACGCTGAGTCAATCGCCAGCGAAGGATTGAAGCCAAACCAGGGAAGCAACTTTGACGACAACATGCAATTCAACATCCGGGGCAATGTTTTCCTTACTGAAAAATCAGGAATCCGACGGTGGCAGCACTTGATCGACCAGGGCGCAGGATCGCGATCAGACAATAGCCTGGCGAATCAACAGCGAAGGGTCATGGCACTAGAGGCAGATGCAGATGAGTTTGAAAACGACTGGGGCGACGCCATTTGGGACGGTAGCGAGCCCTGGGTAACGCAGCGATGGGAAGAAATACAAGCAGACCTGTCAGAGGCTATCAGTGAACGCGATCGCAAGGAGAAAACGAGAGACAGCTACGAGGACGACACCACAGAAACCACCAGGGTGTTCCGTGTTCCAAAGCACCGGGTGAAGGACTACACAGGGATCGACGAGATCGGCAGCGCAGACGCAGCTGCGACAGCGTACAAGGTAAACAACTACGTCACGCAGCAAGTCAGATGGGCAAAGGAGCAGGTAGGCGTCGGCGAGCAGCTGATGAGCGAAGCGAAAGACAACCTGAAACGACTTTCGCAAACCAAGAAACAAATAGCAACCGACAAAAAGAAAGCTGAAACGGAGCTCGATGAAAGAACCAGCGAAATTGGATCACAGCTGTATAAGTTGCGTCAGCGCGTGTTTGAAGATGCCCCACCGCCCAGAGAGATTCAATACACAACCTGGACAGAGCGAGATGCCGAAGGGAATTGGAACGTCTATCTGGACCAGACAAATCCACAGACGGAAATTACCAGAACTGTTTTTGGCGCACCGATTGACGATCCTGGGGCCGCACCGAGCCCGGAAGATTTGCGATCCCGGTGGAACAGCCAGCTGATCGAAGCACCCGATACGGAATACCAGCCCGACGACGGCTCTCGAATCTACTGGGAAAATTCACCCAGGTACGGAACAGACAGTATGCCAGAAGGCAAGCAAGAATACTGGCTTTCAGAGGACGAGCGCGCCCAATGGGGCGACTACGCATTAAGTGATTGGCAGGATTGGCGAAATAACAGCGAGATCGTTCAATTCATGCAGGAATTGTCGGGGGTCGCGAATGGCTACCTGAACTACAACCCGGTCTTTCGCAATGACAAGTTGAGGTTCAGCAAAGAAGCAGATCAGCAGTGGCAAAAGTTCATGGAGCTCAAAGATTCCGCGCCTCCAGGGCTAGATCCCTGGGTGCGACCAGTGACGCAGTTGTTGGAGCAATCGCGGAATCAGGAATCGGAGCTGCACGCATTGAACCAGGCTGACGATGACTGGCAGATGGACTACGGCGAAGCATACGACGAGCACTTAACGACGCTCGCCAGGGGCCAGGTCCGCGATCTGCAGCTGAAGGTCGCAAGCAATCCAAACTATTGGAGATGGGCCAGAGACAATTACGCGGTGGACGACGAGGGTTTGCCGCTAATTATATTCCACGGCACGAAAGATGGTGGCTGGTCCGAGTTCGGCAGGTTTGACGTTGGTGAACACATCTACGGATCGACCAGCGTGCTGACAGGAGCGACGTACACTGGAGGCTTTACTGATGACATCACACCGACGTTTGCTGTGGACATTAGCGACATTGAGCGAACCCTGCGAACGTCGAAAAAATACAGGTTCAAAGAGGTGAGCGACGGGTTTGTGCTAGAGGAAATACTAGGTAACAAGCCGGTCCTGGAAGCCGAATCGCCCCAGGAAATGATTGTCAAATGGAACGCCTGGATAGCTGAGGGATCCAGGTCGCTAAGGACCAGCGGAGTGTATCCCTTGGTTTACCGCTTGCAGTCGCCAATGATAGTCGAGGGGAATGGAGAAAACTGGAACAGCATGAACATCGTTAATTACGACAAGTCGTTTGAGGAGAACATGCAGTATCCGCCGACCCAGGCTTGGCTGAGAAATCGATCAGATGATTTGTCGCGGGCCAACGCTACCAGCGACAAGGGAATGTTCTACGACGCATTGATTAGCTACCTGTATGACGACGTAGAGGAGTATCTAGAGTATGAACCAAAACGCAGGTTAATACCGAGACGCGATGCCCTTACGGAACTAGCAGTCGCGTCCGGTGGTCATCCACGAGTAGCTCGCGTATTACAAAAAAACGCTGGGAAAGCGGTAAGTGTTTTGAAAGAGGCAAAGGGAATGGAATTGCAGTTCCCGCAAGCGTTAATAATGAAGGTAGCAAAGGTGCTATCACAGCCACCTGAGCGCACAGTGGATCCAAACCTGATACTGCAAGACGGACCCATTGACCCTAATTTGATGAGCAAGGTAACCGATGAAACCAGGACGCAACTTGCCTGGAATACTTTTCTCGGCGTAGACCGTTTGGCAACAGCATTGCTGATAGAAGCCTTTGATCTGCCTCACGGAGCGACCACAAGGGAATTGGCAGAACTGGCAGAGAAAACAGGTCACGATGGCATCGTATTCAAGGACATCACGGATCACGGAGGGCATGGCGGACCACACATAGAATACGACGAAATTGAGCCAGCAGACGTGTACGTCGCTTTCAAGAAAACGCAGGTAAAGTCAGCGCACAATGGCGGCAACTTTTCAGAAATTGGCAGCAACGCGGGCAAAATGCTTTACTCGGCAAACTAATAACCTGGGGAAGGATCAGAGAAATGAAACCACCAACTTTTGCGCAGCGTGTTGCTGTTTACCTCGACCAGTACAAGGCAGCAAACCAGGGCGGCAAATTTATAAGCGTCGATCCCGATGGCGACGGCAAGAAGCAAGCCATATTTGTTACCGACTCCGGCAAAGTAAATCCGCAAAGCGATTCACCTGGCTACTGGAAAGACTTTAAGCAGAGCAAAGCAGGAAGCAAAGCAACAGGAAAGAAGCAGCACAAGGATTCCCCTGGGCAGCTCGGGACTCACGAGGATCCTTTTACCGGCAAATACACCAGGAAGCCAGAAACGCAGCAGAGGCTCGACGACAAGCCACCAGCTGAACCACCAGAAACACCGGACTGGGTGGATGACGACAAGCCCGTCCAGGACACAAAAAAGAAACGGCTTCCACCAGGATTCAAAAAGGCAGCTGTGGGCGTCCACCTCCCGGACGACGCTACCACCGAGGAAATAGCAGCACTTCACGAAATGGCGATGGAGATCGTTGCCGAGCGATCGCAGGAAATACAGGCAGGCCAGGACGCGCTGCGTTCAGTGTTTGGCGATGGAACGTCGCTTACAGGTGCGCAATCGCAAGCCCGAGCAGCAAGTGACGTTGACCAGATCAAAGGGTTCGACGAAGCCGTGGCGGAAATCGAGAGCTCAGGTGGCTGGAAAAACGATCAGTCGTTGCTGCACGACATTGTTGCGTATATGCCTGGCGGGAAAATCAAGTGGGCAGCCGGATCCGACGGCAACGTGGCAGCGGAGCAAATTGTATTCGAGGCTCTTCGTATGCCTTTGCCGAAACCGCCAAAAGCCACTAACTCAGAAGTGTTGTCGCAGGCTGCTCAGAGACTTACCGGCACAGACAAACTAGATGATCGGGACGTGGAAGAAAGGGACAGGGATGCGCAGTACAACGAGCTCATGCGACAGGCAAACGTCGCGGCCCAAGATGATGATTGGGATCTGTACGACAGCATCAAAGAGCAGATCGCAGACGAATTTCCAGAAACCGTTAGCGAGACAGCCGACACTTTTTCTGCCAAGACATTCCGCGATGCGGTCGCTCGGTACGCCGGGCAGCTCGGGCTATTCGAGGATCCGTTTACAGGGAAGTATTCAAAGAAGCCTGGCAGCCAGGGCCGGCTGTTTGACAGCAGCGGTGGATCCTGGAAAGACCAGCCTCGCAAAAAAAAGGGCGACAAGGGTGGTGGTCAGTGGACCAAGGGCAACAGCCCGACATCGAAAAAAATGAGCGAAGCCAGGGAGAAATTGCGAGAGAAAAGAGCAGAGGGCCACGAATACGAGCGATCCAAACAGCAGCGGCGAAAAATCAGCGTAACGATCGACAAATATGGTGGCGAAGAAAGACTCAAAAAAGCGAAGCCCTACGAATTAACGCAGCAAGAGTTCCTGATGCAGTCAGCCCTGGGAATTGAAAAGCAGCGGAAATCGCTACTGAACAAAAAAAAACCATCGGAGGCGGAGAAATACCTGCAGAAGTGGAGCAAAGAGCACAGCAACAACGAGCTGCGAGATTGGCATGAATTTGCGATGGAATTTAAGGAACTGGACGGCGCGAGAGAGCTGGTGAAAAAGTTTGGCCGAATCGAAATGGGCCTCGACCAGAACCGGCAGGGATTCGGGTACTACGAATTGCAAGAAACCTTCGGATGGTTAGCACATCCTGAAATGCACACGTTGGACCGGGACAGCGCAACCTGGTCAGTCGCTGACTTTATTACTGGCGACTCTTACGCTAAATACAGCTCGAGCGAGCTGCTCAATTCGTTGTTGAGCAAACACAGGGATAAAGTCAGAGCAGCGGTACAAGCGAAGAAAAACGTACCGAAAGCTGCCTACGAAATCTACCAGGACGCCGTTTGGCGACCAGACAACCAGGGCAACGTCAGTCGCAAGGCATCGAAGAGCTGCCAGGAAGTGGACAAGATCAAACAAACCGACTCTTTCCGGCTCGATGCAACAGTTGGAAGAAAATTAAAAACAGCTTCCAAAGAGTTGATCGACAAGCCCCGCAAAGAGCTCCTGGCAAGATACGACAAGATTCAGGGGGATATTAGCAAAGTCCAGAAACAGATCGACGATGAGGTTTACAACAAATCACCGAAGCGAAACCCTGACGGATCCATTGACCAGGAAGCCGACAAAGCTCGAGCAGCCCGGTACAGTGAGCTACGCGCCGAAGTGGACGAGCTGCGAGACAAGCAGGACGACGCTTTGAAGGACTGGATCAAAAAGCTGCCAAGCAATCGACTCAGGAAGGAAGGCAGCAAGCCAGCGATCGCAATCACAGGAACGACCCCGTTCAAGCAAACCCAGGTCGATTCAGTCGCTAAAGCCTGTCAGTACCTGGAAGAAATTTCTGGCGGAGCACTGCCGGCCATGACGGTGCAGCTACGGAAAACAAACGAAAGCCGATCGTTCCACCGATCCGGCGATATTCACATGAATAGCGGGCAGATGTACCAGGCAGTGCTCTGCCACGAACTGGGACACGCGATCGATTACCACACAGACCAGGGAAGAAAGACGAAAGCGTTTGAAGCCCAGGCTATTCAAAAGCACAAAACCAAATGGACTGGCGGAGGCTGTGAAGCAAACGAAGTAGGCAGCAAAAACGGATTCATGGATGCCTACACGGGGAAATACTACGATCGGCCTAAATCGAGCGAAGTGCTCACGATGGGGATCCAGAGGCTTGTCGAAACACCCATGAAGTTTGCAAGAGCAGCACCGGATCACTTCAACTTTACGATTGCATCACTCAGAGGATTGCTATGAGCAACGCGGACGACGAAGAACAAACCTGGATCATGGCAGCCCTGAATTGCCGAGAGTACACGCTGCTTCTTTACAGCGACGGGTACTGGCGAGGCGCTGAAAAATTCCACGCCCAGGAAGAGATTGCTAACAGCTTCGCGTGCTGGCAGCACTGGACACCAGACAAGGGCGACGCTGCTATTTGGGCCTGCGAAGAGGTGGTGAAAATCCTCCCCGGCAAGATCACTGCGTTTTTTACCCCCGCTGATATGGGCAACCCGCTGGAACGCTCGGAAACAATCACCCCGTAATAGCTTGCACACCCCAGCTAAAAAGGTATAGGATTAAATAATCATGGATGCAGCACAGCAGCCAGTGGTGGCGATTCAACCTGGACAACAGGAATCCGAAGAGGATTTTATTGTCCGAGCTCATCATGCGCTTTCTCAGCAAATCCCGGACCCTATCGAGCGCAACAGCGCCGTGTGGAACAGCTGGGACCAGGCAAAAGGCAATCGCCTACTTGACCAGGCAAATCGGTACTTCGACAGCGCGAAGTATGCGGCGACGACGCCGCGACCTTTCTTCATGGAGCACGAAAAGGTCAACTACGACGCGAACGGCGACGAAGAAATCACGAACTACAACCTGGCAGAGCTGACCAGGATCATCCGGGAGAACAATCACCGGATCCAGGACACCGACGCATACACCGCGCTGGTGGACAAGCACACGCTTCCGCCTCCTTATCGCGATCCTGATCCACCTCGAAACCTTGGCTTCGTCGGTCCGTATCGCCTGGGAATGATGGGCCGAACCAATCCGCGATGGGGCATCTTCGCCAACGAGTGGCAGCGACGAGACAAAACTGAGCAGCTCCAGGATCGACCAAATAGATCGGTGGAGGTGCTCCAGCTCAAGGCTAACGGGCGTCGCTATATCGACCCTATTGCAGCGCTGTCCGAGGCTCCGAGGCTGCCACTGCCTACGACTGCACAATACGCGGCAGCAGGCGAAAGCAGCGAAGCCGTCACGGTCGAGCGATACGACGCGACCCCGGCGCTAAACGCTGTTTTTCCTGGTGGAATGAACACTTTTAGCAAGAAACCTAAAGCCAAACGCGAACGAAACCAAGGCAGTGATATGTACGGACAAACGGCAGCTGACCCACAGATGATTAAAGAAGTCCTGAACGCACTGATGAGCACCGAGGAATGGAAAACCATTTCAGACGCGGCTCAGACGATTGGGGAAAACCAGCCAATCAACACCGGTCAGGACGATCTTGGTGATCCAGGGATGATGGATCCAATGGCTGGCGGGATGCCCGAGCCACCGATGGAAGATCCTGGGATGATGGATCCAGGCATGGATCCAGGCATGGACCCAGGAATGGAAGGGCAACCACCTCTTGCTGGAATGGATATGGGACCACCAATGGAGGGCGAGGTCATGGAGGAGGAGATGGTCGAGCCGGAAGTCGATCGCAACGTCGCGCCATTGGTAGCAGCTGCAGGCCGCACAGCTCTCACGCAAGGCGCAAAAGCCCTGGGAACAGCCGTTGGGACCGGAGCAGGGAACAAACTTATGAACCGGGGTGGCGGACAGCAGCAGCCAAAGAAGCAGGGGATACTTGCCAAAATCCTTGCAGGTCCAACTGCAGGAAACCAGGCTGCCACACCACGACAACAGTTTGGCGCTGTGCCAGGCTACCATCGATACGATTCCACGAGCGAGGGAAACATGAATCGCGACCAATACCAGGCAATCCAAGCCGAAAACCACCAGATCCGGCAAGAACTGAACCAGGTGCGAAAGCACAATGACAGCCTCCTGACCGAGCAAGCTGAAATGTACGCGGCAACGCAGCACGAAGTTGTGCAGCTGCGTCAGAACGCGATAGATGCCGAACGTAAAGAGCGACTGACTAACCTGGCTCACCGTTACGGAGCTGTTGATCTCAAAAAAGAGATGGATCACTGCTTGTATTCCAGCAACGAAAACGCACCTGACAACGAAGCGTTTGATGAGCGAATCACGCTCATTGAGCAGTATGCGGCAGCAACCGCGCCACAGTCCCCGATGATTCCATTGGGATACGACGGCATGGGTGGTGGCGACGTTAAGAACGACCGTTTCGCGGCTCAAGTCGCGGACAAAGCCCTCGAGTTGGTCAATGGCGGAATCAAATCCGGCAAACGATTGAGCTACGCCGAGGCGGTCGAAGAAGCAAAAACACAGCTCACTGCTGAGTAATTTTCCCAGTCAATCCAGGGGTAAAGAAACCAATTTTTGAGGTGATAACATGGCTGGCGACGGTCAACAATTTCAGGCATCAGCAAACATTAACGTCAGTGTGTTTGTGAAAATTTCCGGCGACAACACAGTGGAAACGGCAGCGGCTGACGACGGTGCGATCGGAATCATGCACGAAAGTGCCTGGGATACGCCGATCCCCAACGCAAACGACACGATTGCAGTTCCTGCGGGACAGAGCAAGCGAGTCTACCAGGCAACCGAATCATGCGAAGTGATCGTTGGTGCGGGCGGCCTGGCTGCTGACGACGCGGTGAAGCCTGACGCGAACGGTCACGGCGTCGCGTGCGTCCAGGGTGAAGTTTTCAGTGCAATTTGCACTCAAGGCGCACCGGCTGGCGGACGAGCGAAAGTCTTGGTCAGTGCTGGCACAATGGCATAAGGCTCAAGATAAATTTGTGCGGTCCGGGGCGGGACTGTTTTGTGAAGAGAACAACCCCCCCTATTTTTAAGGACTGTACGATATGGCTATCGCATATCCAGGTGGAAACAACACCTTTGTCAAAGACCTGGACGCATCAGGTCGACTCATTACCGAGTTTTCGCGGAATCCCGACGAGTTCGCCCTGAATAGCTACATCCAGCTGTCAAATGTGAACAAATCTGCCGGATACTATCTCAAGATCACGCCGGAAGAAGCGGCGCGTGTTTTGAACGCAAACCTGGCTGAGTTTGTTTGGCCCGACGGAGCGCCTCGCCCGAGCCGTAACAACGGAACGGAAACCTTTACTTTCGCCGGGTACGAAACTCAGCGATACGATTACGACTTTACGATTGGTCGAAAAGCCAGCGAGCAAGCTGACTGGAACATCATCGAGTCGCATAGTCGCATCAAGGCGCAGCAGGCAATGACTGCTCGCACCCTGAGCGTTCACGGATTGCTCCAGGACAACGGTTCCTGGGCAGCCGGCCACTCGATTGACGTGACAACCATTCCCGGCAACACCGGAAACTGGGACCAGTCAACAAGTGCTCGCCAGGACATCAAACGCTCGCTCGCCTATGCGGTCGAAAAAGTGATGTTGGCTACGCTGTCCGTTGTTCGTCGCAAAGACTTGCAGCTGGTGCTGTCACCGGATGCAGCTCACTCCATGAGCGAGAGCCAGGAGATCGTCGAGCACATCAAGAGCTCGCCAGATGCTTACAGCCAGGTGGTTGGCGAAGCCGGCAAGTGGGGAGAGTATCAGCTTCCCGATCGTTTGTACGGCATCGACATCGTAGTCGAGGACGCTGTTCGCGTCTCAAGCCAACGCGGTGCAACGCTCGCAAGCTCGTTCATCTGCGACAACGATGAGGCATATTTGCTGGCTCGCCCTGGCAGCCTGGTTGCCGAGTCTGGCGGACCTTCGTTTAGCACCATTCACCTGTTCCTCGCTGAGGACATGACTGTCTGGACCAACGACAACGAGGATGACCGCCGAACCGAGGGTCACGTTGTTGACGATTTCGACGTTGTTGGCACAGCGCCAGCCAGCGGGTTCCGTTTCGAGAACATCCTGAGCTAGAGCAAAGCTATGGCTTACGCAACCGGCGACGACTTAGCGCTGCGGTACGACATCGACTGGGTAGGTGATCTTGCGACTGATAATCGCGAGTCACTTTCCCGTGGCGCTGTGGCTTCGCATCCAGCTGTCCAGGTTGCGCTCGATGGTGCAAGCGGGCAAGTCCAGGCTGCACTGATCCAGGGGGGCCAGTATTCCGTCGATGACCTGGCGACCCTAACTGGCGTGAACAAAGCGTACCTCGCAGACCTGGTGTGCGGGCTCGCCATCATCCGGCTGTGGGAGCGACGCTCGGAAGCCGTGCCGGACAACGCTGAAACGATCCAGGCGAAATGGTGGGGGCTAATTGAGAAGCTCGAGAAAGGCGGCAACATCTTTGATCTGCCGGCCCAGGTCGATGCAACCATCGTTGACCACACTGGACCGACAGCCGTACAGCTCCAGAACCGAAACGATATGACGGTGAGAAACAAACTTTTCCCGCCTCCAATAACACGACTACCGAGAGCACAGGGTGGTGGAATATGAGCACGCGACTACCTCTAAACACCGACCCGCCTGCAGTTGCTGCGATCCCTGATCCCAACGCTAATGCGGACGCTGATAATCGCAACGCAGTCAATATCCAGGTTGCTGGAGGATCCAATCTGTATATCGCGGACGGGTCACCAGCGACGCCAGCTGGCGATACGCTCTATTGGTTTGGCGAGCAGATGGACGATACGGCCATTGTCACGCGCGAGTTCTTTAACGACGTACCAGGCGACTCGAATGGCGGACCGCAAGGGCCGCCGATTGAAAGGCAAGCGCTTGGACGAATCGTGCAAATTAGCATTAACCTATCGACCTGGAATCAGACGGTTCGATACTGGGTGGAGCGACAAAATATGTACTCCGTCAACGGTGCGGTACAGGATTGGGAAGTCGGTACGCCGCTACTCCAATACCATCGTTTCAGGTTGCTCATCGTGCCGGCCAGGAACAACAAAATGACGCTGGCAGCACCAACCAACAAAAGCGACGATTGGTTCACTTTCAACTTTCCAACCGTGCTGATGAGCAGCCCTATCGAGTGCGGGCAGGGGTCCAAATTCAGTTCACTGTCATTCACCCTGGAAGCTCATCGCGGCCCGCAGATCGACTCCAGCACCCGTGGGGTGCTCTGGAATCGCGACGTCACAGGGCTCGACGTAGCTGAATCAGCCAGGACTGCGGCGATGGCTGCTCAGTTCAACGGGATCCAGGAAGCTCGCGAGCCGCTGGGACCAGTTCCAGCCACGGAAGAATAACAAACCTACCGACGCAATGGATTGCGTCTGTTACGCCGGCAGGCTTGTTACGCTTGTTGCCTCAGGATGAATCGCTCTATCGCCTCCTTGGAGGTGATAATGTTGCCGCCAATTCGCTCGTGCTCGAGAAAATTACCCTTTACGCCCTTGGTACACCATCGGTAGAGAGTCGATTTATCCGGTTTTTTGCGAGTAATCTTTTCGATCGCCTCCGCTGCTTCTTTTAAGCTCAAACACTGCTCTGCCAGGATTGTTTTCGGCGTTTCGGTGGTGCGCCCCTGGGAGATCGTCGTCGGAAAAGCAGCATCAATGATGATTATGCCTTTTTCGTAATCGAGGCTCCTGACTGTGTTGTACTGAATAAACTCAACCGCATCAAATTTATTCATGTCGCTGTCTCGCATCAGCTGCAAAATCATGGCCGGCATCGAGTAGTACACATCATAATCTTCGCCGTTGAAATTGATGCCGCAAACGCAATCATCAAAGCCAGCGAGTGTCTTGGCTTCATCACCCATCGCGACCAGGTAATCGTGCAGGTGGCTCGCTGAAGTCTTTGGTGCAGGAGCGCTGATTGTGCTGGCGTCGTCAATAATATCGTCAGCTGACGCATGTTCAGAATCGTACATAGGGATCCTCATGGGAAGGTGCAACCATTGCCAGGCAAAAACAAAAGACGACATCACGATATGCCATCGATGCAGATGCCAAGTCTGCAACCGCCTGGTCATCCTCTGTGATTGCAGTCTCGCCAACAAAAATACCCACTTCTGCCGAAAACCGCAAGCAAACGCACCGACAGCCGCGGCCTCATTGTCACCATTGTCACCAAAAAAAACCGCGGATGAAACCGCGGATTCTGCCCGTCCGTTGTTTTGAAATGGCCACCGGAATTTGGCGTTAAGCCAGGTGGTCCGATGAGTGGTCCGGTTTGGTCCGGTTTGGTCCGGTTTGGGTCCGGTTTGGGTCCGGTTTTGGGGGTTTTGTCGGTTCCGCCGTCTACACTTCCGCCCAAAACACTGAAAGTTGACCGTAGACGTAGACCGTAGACCGTAGACACAGAAAAAGGGAACAAGTTGCTTTTTGCGAATTGTTCCTATTTAAATTTTGGGGGGGCCGTAGCCAGGCAGGGTCGCAAGGTACGAAACATCGGGATCACTGTGGTCCGATTCGGAGATAATGTGGAACAGAGCATTACCGAGCATTACCGATCGGAGATTCGGAGATTCGGAGATTCGGAGATTTTGTGTCCGAGAAATAAGTAGGCAATAAGTAGGGGTATAAGTATTACATTTACCCCCAAGTGGGTGAGTTTTAGGGGTTTTGGGGGTTTGCTTGTCAGTGCATCGGACGACACCCCTGGGGTGCAGCGGACGACACCCCTATTTGGTCAGCCAAATGCCAGCCAAATGACGCCTGGGTGAATTGTTTTTAGAAAAACCTGGGAAAGCCGTTGAATAGCTGTTGCAGAGTGGGAGATCCGCCGATAGGTTTAGTGTTCTGCAGCGTTTGCACCAAACGCAACGATCACAACTTGAACAGGATTGCACTCATGTCAAAACCATCATTTTTTCTCGTCGCACACCACAGCCTTGATTCCGCGAAGCTGGACGCCATCGCTTTCAAGTTGGCGACAATCTGCGGCTCGCCACCATTCAAAATTGAGTCGGAGTGCGGCTTGACCGGTGTGCCGGTTTACACGTTTACCTCTACGCGAAAAAAGCTGTCCCTCAAAAACTTCCTAGCCTGCAGAGCATTGATCGACGGGATCCAGTACGGACTCAACCACCTGTAAGCCACCTTTCACTGAACCTTTAGTTAGGATTGCACCCATGACTACAAAAATTTACGTCGCAGCAAGCTATGGCGACCTGATGCGGCACTTCGGCGACGGAAAGCTGGCCGATCGCTGCTACCGCGAAACTATCGACGCGACGATCGACGAAGAAGGTGATGCCCACATCAATACACGGGGCAAGAAATGCTGGCTCCATTCGTCGCTTTTTGTCGTTGTAGACCAGCGATCGCATGGCGAGTTCGACCTGGTGCTCGTAGCTTGCTGCGGCGAAAAGCTCGAGGGCTCACACAGAGCCGAGGATCTGTACCAAAGCCAGCTATTCAAGGCATCGGCAGCCTGGGCGAAAGCCAACGGCAAGGAGTGGGCGATCCTGTCCGCAAAACACGGACTGGTTTGGCCGGATGAGGTAATCGAGAGCTACGACGTTGATTTAAGCACCCCTAAAAGTCGAAGCCCGCACATCAAGCCGATCTACTACAAAAGCGTAATCAAAAAGATCCGCGACTACAGAAACCGCGTGAGCTGCCCAAAGATTGCTGTCCTGGCCGGCAAGCACTACCTCGAGCCGTTCCAGTATGAGCCGAACACATCATTTCCCCTGGCTGGCAAAGGTATCGGCCAGCGACTCCAGTTCCTGAAAAAAGCCGTCGTCGCCGTTACTGCCTGCGTCGGTCAACTCGAGCTGTTTTAATCACCACCAAATAAAGATTGCGACGATGAAACTTACGAAAGAAGAAGCTCGGAAACTGAATCAAATGGTCGCTGAGGCGCTGAGGACAGGCGCGAATTTGATGGGAGTCGCGACCGTATCGGATCTGCAGAAAGCTGCGCAGGAAAACAACCTGGCACACTGGAACATGCTTTTCGACTTGTCTGATCGGTTGCGTTCAGCAGAAATCAATAGCCCCATCGACGACGAATAATTCACCACCACAACCAAGGATTGCAACCATGAAAACCACAACCAAAAACATCACGAAGCGACAAATCCAGCGACGCATCGACCGCGCCAACAAGCTGTGGGACAAGTACCACGAGCTCGACGTAATGTCGCAATACTGCAGGGCTCCTCTGCACCAAGTAAGGGCCGCAAAAGCCAAATACACAACTTACGTCGGCGAAGCCAAGCAATGGCTGCACGAGGCTGGTCTGTGCAGCGAGGAAGGCATTGCGAGCGACGAAGCGGATCACGATCGATTCTGGGGAATTGACGGGCTGCCAATCTTTGGCGACGGCACTTGGTGCTGACCAGACGTGTCATCTTCGGATGGCAGGATGGTCAGGAGGTGACGCGCAGCTGACGAGCTGACGCGACGATCACGACCTGACCATTCAAGGGGCGCGAGCGTGCGATCTGCACGGCTCATCCGGTATTCGACTCCCGGCGTCCCTTTGCCTGGCTCAATCTGACCAGGCTCACTTACCACTTTAAGGGAAACACGATGAACGAAAAAAACACAAAGCATCTCACTAGCCTGCAACGCGCACAGCTGCAGGTATTTCTTACGGAGCTGCACGAAGAAAAGAAGCTGCCATTAACCAAAACTGACATCTGGACAGTGGTTGCAGCAAAGGGATTCGATTGCTCCTGGGGTGCGATCGGATCCATCCTCGAAGCGCTCGGTATCGACTATACAAGACGAGCGAAGAAAAGCGACGAGAAGCCGAAAAGCTACGGCAAATCGAACCGTGCTGTTGCCTGGGCAGTCGAGCGATTGGCGAGCAACCAGGCAGTTGCAAATCTGGTTCTTGTAAATCACCTGGCTCGAGTCACTGAGGACGAGGCAGCAAAGGGTGAGATCCAGGAAATGTTCCGATCGCTCCAACTAGCAAATGAGGCGATGATCGAAGTTCTCAAAGATGTACAAAGCGGTCGAAAAATCGAGAGCGTTGACTACCACGATTTTCAGCTAGAAGGAGGTGAAGCATGAACCGCAATCAATGGCTTAAAGAGCGACAACAGGGCATTGGCGGATCCGAGATCGCGGCAGTGCTAGGGCTATCAAAGTGGCGAACACCGTGCGACGTTTGGCTAGAGAAAACATCGCCGATCGATGACGGACCACCGAACCTGGCAATGGAGTTGGGCAGCTTCCTGGAATCGTTTGTCGTGGAGAAGTACCGAGAGGAAACCGGCTACCACGTTGCAACCAACCTGGAAGCTATCAGCGTCCCAGGCAAGCCCTGGGCGAGGTGCAACCTGGACGGTTTGATTACGTTGCCGTCGGGCGATCAAGGCGTACTTGAGTGCAAGACAGCCGGCGACTCGCGAGCCTGGGGAGAGCCAGGATCCTCTGACATTCCGGTTGATTACTTTTGCCAGTGCCAGTGGAATATGCGAATCGCCGACGTTCCTTTTGCTGATGTGCCTGTGCTGTTTTTCGATCGCGGGCGGAGGATCGAGATTTACCACCTGGAGGCTGACGTCGAGTTCCAGGCTTATATGGAGGAAGCGGCTGGCGAGTTTTGGAAGATGGTCGAAAGCCGGAAGATGCCGGATCCGATCAACGGCGACGAAGCCGCACAGTTTTGGCCTATTCACAAGCCCGAAAAAATGGCCGACGCCAACGAGGAAATTGTCCTGGCGATCGAGCAGTTGAAGGCTTTGAAAAAAGAAGAGAAGAAAAATCGGACGGCGATCAAGATGCTGGAAAGCCAGGTAAAGATCGCTATCGAAGATGGAGAAGGAATCGCAGACGGTGACCGGGTACTTGCTACCTGGAAAACAGCCCACAGTATGCGACTCGATACAGCAGCGTTAAAAGCGGCTCACCCAGAGCTGTGCCGAGAGTTCACTACCACATCCACTAGCAGAAGGCTTTTAATCAAATGACCAATCAGCAACTAATCCAACAGGAAGAGCAGCAGTCACAATCCCTTTCGATTGCCGAGCAAGCCAGGACGCAAGGAGCGATCCAGGCGTCGCTCACGGTTGCAGCTGCACGACCGCGAAATGAGCAGCGAGCGATCTCGCAGATACAGACGAGTTGCCAGCGGGTGCGACTCGCGGAGTCAGCGGTCTACACCTACGCCAAGGGCGGCCAGGACATTACGGGTCCGAGCATTTCCTTGGTTGTCCAGGTAGCGCTCGCCTGGGGCAACCTAGACTGGGGTTATCGAGAGCTGTCCAGGGGACACGGCGAATCGACCGTGGAAGCCTACGCCTGGGACCAGCAAACCAACGCCAGGTACAGCCGGCAGTTCATTGTGCCGCATAGGATTCGAGTTCGCGGCGGCCAACGGCAGCTGCGAGAGGACGAGCTGGCAGACTGGATCGCGAACCAGGCACAGCGTCGAGTGCGGACTTGCCTGGAAAACGTCATTCCACGCGACGTGATCGAGGAGGCTGTGGACGAATGTGCGAGAACGCTAAAAGCAAACATCGACCTGGACCCTGAAAAGATTATGCAGATGGTCGAACGGTTTGGCGAGCTCGGAGTCACCCAGGACCAGATCGTCGCGAAGCTGCAGCGATCGGTGGATGCCATCCAGCCAGCGCAGTACCTAGCAATGCGTCGAACCTATGTTGCGATCAAGGACGGGCTACAGACGGTGGAGCAGGCTTTCCCGACGGTTGAAGCTAACAGCGAGCCGAAGCCGAGCCAGGGCGAAAAGCTAATCGCCAAGGCCAAAGCCAAGCCCAAAAAGAAACCGGCAAAAGTGAAGTCCAAAGCCGAGCTCAAAGCCGAGGCAGTTGCTGACGATGCTGACGTGCTGACACCGGATGAACAGATCATCGAGAAGTATGGCGAGCGCATCCGAGAGGCCAAAGGACAGGAAGAGCTCTCAATGATCGCGGACCAGATCGCCTACGACGCGAGCATGGGGGCGATCCAGGTCATGCACGGCAACACGCTCCTGACTCGCGTCCAGCAAAAGATCGACAACATACTGGAGCAGCAATGATGAGCAAGATGCCAAAGCACGACGCGATCCTTTGCCACGCAGATATGTTGCGATGCCCTGGCGTACCCCTGCGTGAGCTCGCGGCAAAGTATGGCATCAGCGACACGACCGTTCGTCGCATTGCCAGCGGCTCGCACCCACACATCGCTGAGAAAGGTCCAGCGAGGGCGATGGAGCGTCGCCAGCCGATTAAGCTGACGGATTGCGCAATGATCCTTGGATGGTTCTGGATGGGCCGAAAGATCAGCGACATCCACAAGGACTCAGGTATTGGGCTAACCACGATCCACCGGATCCTGGATGGCGATCATCGCTACAATGATCGACCGATTCGTTAGCAGCGCAAAAAAAAAGGCCGCGCTCGGGCGGGTTTCGAGCGCGGCCCATCACTAAACCACAAGCCTGGAAGCATACCACAAATGACCACAAACTCAAAACATCATTGGTTCCCGCTTTACCACGACGCCTGGGTAATTGGAACGCTCGACTTAACATTCCAGCAACAGGGACTGTACCTGCGTTTGCTGCTGATGCAATTTAACGATGGATACGTTGACATAAACAAATTTGAAAAGATTTATCCAGCAATGAATGAGCAAGAGCAGGATGATTTTCAGCTGGTAATGGAATACTTTTTTGAGGAATACATGACAGGAGGCGACCTGTTTAAGAATCTGCGGCTCGAAAAGGTAATGGCCGAGCAGGAGAAAAAGACCGTAAAACGCGGCCAACAAACCAAAAAAGCCAGGGCAGCCAGGAAGAAAAAGCTGCGAACAGGAACAGACACTGTTACAGGGACTGTTACAGAACCTGTTAAAGAGCCTGCTGCAAACAATGTTACAGAGCCTGTAACAGAAACTGTAACAGAGAGAGAGTTAGAGTTAGAGTTAGAGTTAGAGTTAGAGTTAGATTTAGAACAAGAGAAAGAGTTATCTGCGCCCACTGTAGCCAGTGGGTTTGCGATCGAAATTGCCGTTCAGAAATGGAACGAAGCAGCTGCGACGCACAAGAATCTTGCGAAGGTCCGAGCTATCACGGACAAGCGGCGCCGAGCCTGGCGGACCGCGAGCAGGAAGCCAGGGTTCCTGGCAAACTGGGAAGCTGGACTAGAAAAGCTACCGGTCCACAATCACGGATCGTTTTCTTGGCAGCCAACTTTCGACTGGACCTTGAACGAAGCAAACATCACTAAACTATGCGAGGGAAACTATGACGCACCACAAGTCAACGACCGGGAAGCTCGGGTCACCAAGTTCATCAATGGATGAAAAACAACATCGCCTCGAGTTCGCGAGCATCATCGAGAGCCTCGGAGTGGTTTACGATCGACAAATAACCGACGAAATGCTGGCAGTCTATTTCGAGTGTTTGCGGGATATTCCGATTTGGAGGCTGAAAGCCATAGCAGCCTCTCACGTCGCCTGTAATCGATTCTGGCCTACACCCAGTGAATTGAGAGGGGTGAGCCCGTCGGCGGACGCAGTGAGGGCCTGGGACGCCTCAAACGCGGCGTTACACATCCACGGGATGTACAGGCACGTTGATTTTGAGGATCCGGTCGTGAACGCGACGATTCGACACCTGGGTGGCTGGCCGGAATTTTGCGCCAGGGATCCGAAAGATGAGACTTGGACCCGGAAGGAATTTATCCAGGTTTACCGGTCGCTGGCTTCGTCTGGTTTGACCGCAGAGCAGGCAGCGCCTTTGCCAGGGCTCAGTGAAGCGAACCAGGTAGAGCGAGAAGGTGGACGGATCACTTCATCGAAGGTGGTGGTGCGAAAAATTGCAGCTCCGAAACTCATCAACTCAGAAGGAGGCGAAGATGTTTGGCAGAATGAAAAAGCACGAATTGCAACGGATTGATTCAGGCTACGTCATGCCTCTGACCGAAGCGATCAGTAAGGCCCAGGAGCTCGGCAAGCAGCTGAGGCTCGGGCAGCTTTCAAAAAACGAACATGACATGCTCCTGGCAGATTTGCGAACCAGGGCAAAACAACAAAAGGGCGAGAAATGAACGCGATCGATCAAATCTTTCTGATGACGATCTGGGCTTTGTGGCTAATCCTGGCTGTGTATGCGGCCAGGTGTGTTTACACCGATCTTACAAAACCAAGGGGAAAATGATGCACTGGATGGATGTACTACACGAGCCTGGGCTGACGGAAACCTACGTTGCTTCGGTGAATGGCAATAAGGTTTTTGCCATGCGGCTGTTGATCGCTGAGTTTGCTGCGCCAAGCTGGAATCGGCTCCTGGGTATGCACCACATGGAGCGAATGAAGCTGCGATCACTGATTCACAATATCGTGTGCGAGTCGATTTCCGGGCGAACCCCCAGCCCTTTAGCGATGCAGGAATACGAAGCGCTCAACAGGCCGAGCAAAAAAAAGAAGCTCGCGGTTAAAGAGCTGCGAAAAACGCAAGTTCCAGAGCGAAGGCGACTGAACCAGATGCTGAAATGCGGCTACGAACGCGAAAAGATCACCGATCGACCAGCCGAGCTAAATGGGCCAATCGCCATCAATTTCCACCACTTTCGCCATCGAAGGATCGATAATGACAATTTATCAGGAAAGGCGATTCTCGATTCCCTGGTAGAGATTGGTTTGCTGCCGGACGACGGTCCAAAGGTGATTTTTTCCGTGACGCACCAACAGCGGCAGGTTCCAAAAGACATGGAGGAAGCGGTTGGTATCGAGCTCCTGGAGCTGCCCGAAGCAATCGTCAATGACGAATAGCTTGCAGCTGATCGCTGGACCTGCTTACAATTCGGCAAGGCGGCAGGGAGGGCATCCGTGCCGCCCCTACGTTTTGCCTTTCCTAGCCGCCTTGTTTCTAAGGATAGAAAAATGAAACTCACCATCCCCCTGGTGTTAGCTGCAGCAATCGCAGCTAGTTATTTGGTCGCTCCAGCCGATGCTGGTGATCGTGCTCCAGCAGCTGCTCCAGCAGCTGCTCCGGCAGCTACTCCCGAGCCGACAGTGCTGTTTAAGCGAACCAGGACCGTCACAGAGACGCCGGTTGCCGAATCGCCGGTTTGCCGGGATGGTTCCTGCGGCCCGGTATCGCGTTTGCGTTCCGTCGCGGAGCGTACCACTAAGACAACTACAGAGCGTCGATCGCGTAGGGGAGGCGGGTTTTTTAGTCGCTTATTCAAACGCAGGTCGCTCGGATGTTCAGGCTGATAGCTCTTGCCATCTTCGCCCTGGCAGTTAGCCAGGGATCAAAACTGCAGCCAAGTCAAGCAAACGCGCAACATGTCACGGTGATCGCGTCGCCTGTCTTGGCTGTTATTACGCGCGCCGATCCAATCAGCTACGGGCAGCAGATCGCTCAATCTCGAGCTGATTACATGGCGGCTCGTGGCTACAAAGGCCACCCACCTAAGAGTGCTGGAAACTGGCTTTCTGTTCCAGGTGCAGGCTTTGAAGGGGTTGGTTGGCGATCTCGAAACACGCCGCACCGATCAGTTGGAACGTGCAGGCCGTCCGGGCGATCGGGGTCACACGACGACAATAGCCGCGTGTTGCTAGGTGACGCAGTATCATATTCACGGTTTGGCAGTTTTCGTGTACGAATTTGGGGCAGGCGATGATGGAGCGACTTTTAAGTCAGCAGAGGAGAATCGAAATTCGAGCCTACGCCAGGGAAAGGTGGAACGCTCGAGCAACTCAGGACGCGCGGACAGCCTCGCTCGTTCAAGAGGACACGTTTCGATTTATTCGCAACAAGAAAGTGACGGGTATCTGGTCAGCGGTTTTGACAGCGATTGCCGTGAGGTTCGCGGCGCGATTGGTAAACAAATGGCTCGAGGATTTAATTGATGAGAGATGACAGAGGATTTCGTTTCCTGGTCGGTTGCTTCGTGTTGTTCGCGGCCTATCAGTTGTGGGCAAACGACGTGTTTGGGCTGTGGAGCTCCGACGACGACCAGGTAGAGTCGGTGGACATCGTTGGGCTTGCGATCCAGGCACTGATCTCAGCAGTCGATGGTGTTGGTTACGTCGCTATCCTCCTGGTCAGCGGGCTGTGGCCTGTAGTCGCGGGGGCTTTGGAGGCTTTGCAAAAAGCGGTGACAAAAAAACCAGCGCTAGATTTGGACGACCCAAAGGTGCAGGAACTCATTGCCAGCATCATCGAAAAACAGAGCGAGTCCGACGATGGCAAGTGAAACACAAAAGGCGCTAGTGATCGCGGCGATGCTCGCTGCTCTGTTCTACTTCGCTCGATCCCCAGGCCAGGTGGAGCCACCAGTCGGAAATGATTACCCCGACGCGATGGTGTTAGTCCCGCCGACAGGAATGGGTAGCTCCATCCAGCTCGATGCCTGGGCAGAAGCAAACGGCATCGAGCTGCGCCGATACGCCGAGGATGCAGACCTGGGCGACGCCGAGCCCTGGATCCAAGAGCTGTTCCAGGCTACCGATGGCAGCCGGCCAGCTGCAGCTGTTAGCCAGGGTGGAAAGATCACAGTATTGCCCCTGGATGACGACATTCTTGAACGGCTCAAGGAATACAAGTGATGGATGAAACGCAAGGGCTAACCCCAAGCGACTCGTATGGGCTGATCGAACGCGACTATCGGAAGCAGCCGGTTGGCAGCGTGTTTGAAAGTGGGTTCATGCACGGCGATCCAATACCCAGGCAGCAGTGGCCTGAGCTCATCAGCAAGCACAAGATTAGGCGAACATCGCCTTATGAGCACCATCGGTATCACAAGATCCCAGTGCTCGACCAGGGAACGCTAAAGTATTGCTGGGCCTACTCTGTTGTCGCCGGCGTGATGAACAGGTTGGCTTTCCAGGGCATCGATCCTGTCCCCCACTTATCAGCGACAGCAGTGGCAGCGGTCGGGATGAATTTCCAGAATCGCGGAGGCCATTGCTCCCAGGCTGTAGCAATGATCCAGGAACAGGGGGGGATCCCAACGATCAATGCGTGGCCGAATCGCTCGATGGATCGAACACTGAAAAACGACGAGAGCGTCGCCAAGGAACGCGATCTGAATCAGCTCTGCACCTTCACGGATTGCGGAAACGACCTGGATCTGGCAATCAGCCTTATGCTCTGCGATGAGCCCGCGCCGGTCACTTTTTCGGTTCCGTGGTGGCGGCACGCGATTCTTGGCTTAGAGGTGGTTGATCGCGGAAACGCTCCAGCGGACAGCCTGGATCGGTATGGGATCACATTCGTAAACAGCTACGGACCAAGTTGGAAAAAAACAGGTTTCGGATGCTTCTACGGTCAGAGGCTGCAAGCCTGGGAGTATGTCGCGATTCACGCAGCAGGAGCCAGGGAAGAATGATTGGAAGTTCAGACATCACCCAGGTCGGTATGCTAGTGGCAGCGGTGGCTACACTTGGCACGGTGATCGGAGTGCTATGGAAACAAATGATCGTGCATTTCGGGCGAGTCGATACCAAGCTCGAGGAAACGCAGGAGTTGCTTGCTGATTGCCAGGACGACAGGTTACAAATCTGGAAAACACTAGCCAAGCAAGCTGGTTGCCAGGTGGAAGATATACGAGGAAAAGGAAAGTGAAACGCTGGGAACCAGTGGACTTTATTGTTTCCGCGCTGCTGTTTGTTTACGGCACAGGGATTTGTCTTGCGGCAATAATTGATGTGAAGGACACAGGAGTAGCCGAGCGTGTTCTTGCGGGAATGATCGGAATAATCTCAGCCTACGTTGGCGCACGAATCGGAAGCAACAAGGAATAGCAATGGCAAACGGAATTGGTGGCGAAGTTTGTTGGCTATGCCCAACTCTTGACCAGACAAATCCATACGATGATTTGTCGGGGAACGCGAATGACGGCGCGAGCAATGGCAGCGTTTCTGTAGTGTCCGCGACAGGAAGCGGAGGAACTCATGCCTTTAACTTTCCCAACTTTGGCTCCTACAACGAGTACGTCTCCTTTTCCGACATTGGCGTGACCAACGCTGATTCCTACACATGTTCAATGTGGATTTACGCCTACGACACGGGCGGAATCCAAATCATGTTTTATGGCGGGCAATCCTCCGGCCAGCGATTTATGAGCTGCCAGGGAACGGTGTACGACATGTTCAGCGTAGGCGTAAGCAGCGATCCACTCGAAGCTGGTGAGATGGCAGAGGAAACGTGGCAGCATGTGTTGTTCACCTACGATCGAAGCAACAACGGCCACACAGAACTATGGCTCGATGGCTATCAGGAATCAGATACAAAGGACGCTGGTACGAATAGCTATGGAAACGCCTGGCTGTACCTGGGCAGGTACGGCTATGAAGGTTTGATCGACGACTTCCGAGTGTTCGATTCGGTGTTGTCGAGCAGTGATATTGCACTGCTTGCGAGCGAGCGTGGGTATGAAGCTGCAGCAACATCGCTTTACGATCCGTTTACAAACTCACACTTCAACGAAGCAGCAGGACACATCAGATGAGCAATCGACCAACTACCCTCCTAAAAGACGGGACTTTGTACTGGGTTCTAAGCGTTTATGATTCATCAGGTGTACTGGTTGATGCTGATAGTACGCCGAGTGTGGCGGTGCGGAAGAACGGTTCAGCTACGACAGAATCAGTAACAGTAACGAAGCGAGGCTCTAGCACAGGATTGTACGATTGTTCTTTGAATCCATCGCTAGAAGCCGAGGGCGATACGTTCCATCTTGAAGAACAACTTGACATTTCAAGCGTGACTTACAACAACACTTGGTCAGTAGTTGTTACCGAGCCAATGATTACAAGTTCAGAAGTGTCAACTGCTGTCTGGGATGTGCCGACAAGCAGCTACCTCGGTGCAGGTACGTTTGGACTACGCTTCTCTGCCTTGAACACAACTACGCCTGATAACACAAGCATCACGGCGATCAAAACTATCACGGATCAAATGGTATTCACGATTGCGAACGAGCTTGATTGCAATGCAGTATCGGGTGGTGGAGGCGATGCAACGGCAGCCAATCAGGCTGCAATCAGTAACGCTATCGCAGCACTGAACGACTTTGATCCTGCCACGGACACGGTAATCACAGACACGGCATCGCGTAACGCTTCTAAGGCTGACGTCTCAGGGCTGGCTACGTCAGCGGAAGTCACGGCAGTTGGATCCGCAGTGACCGGCAATGCCTCCGCCATTGCAGTCGTCGATGCAGTTGTGGACGCGATCAAAGTTACGACCGACAAACTCGACACCGCGCTTGTTCTCGACGGTTCCGTGTATCAATACACCGCCAACGCTCTTGAGCTAGCTCCGACTGGTGGTGGAGGCGGCGGAGACGCGACCCTGGCGAAGCAAAACACAATCATCGCAGATATTGCAGCTCTCAACGATTTCGATCCTAGCTCGCAGACGGTCGCAAACGTCACGACGGTTGGAACATGCACAACCAACTCTGATATGCGAGGCACTGATAACGCCAACACGCTTGCGCCAGCAAATGGCGACATCACTGGAATCAAGGCCAAAACGGACAGCCTTACCTTTACCGGAAACGACGTCAACGCAAACGTCCAGGCCGGATCGAGTGATGCAACAGCTGCCAACCAGGTAGCGATCCAGAACGCAATCGCGGCCCTTAATGATTTCGATCCTGGTTCTGATACCGTCGCGAACGTCACCGACGTTGCCCTGGTCGCGGTCTGCGCAACCAACTCGGACATGCGTGGAACGGACTCAGCAAATACGATTGCCCCGGACAACGCAGGGATAACCGCAAATGGGGTTGCCGTCGCTTCTTTAAACGACTTCGATCCGGCGACTCAGGCTATCGCGAACGTCACGAACGTCGCGACGACAGGCGTATGCGTATCCAATACAGATATGCGGGGAACGGATGGGGCAAACACAGTGGTTCCCGACAACGCAGGAATCGCAGCAAATGGAACAGCCCTGGCAGCGACTACCAAGACAGGGGTGCAGTACACGGCAACCGCACAATCAGGCGACACCATCCAGGTAACACTGAGCTAATCATGGCACTACAAAACAGCTTCGCAACTTTCTTTGGTGCAATTTATCCAGCCGTCGGGAACGTCATTAACACCGCGCCGACATACGGCGATGCGGTGAATGTTCTGGATGGCACGCTGACAACCGGAGGCGGCGGAGGAATAGTTCCATCAGAGAACGACGTTCGATTTGGTACAGCTGTGGGTACTGGCACGGGCAATCTCACGCTACCGGACGTGTCTGACGTGCTTCTTGGCGTAACTTTTGGTACAAACGGCAACGAGTTTACCGGCACTTTGGAGCAGAACGTGATACCAACCCCACCAGCTGGCTCGCGATGCAGGCTGAAAATACAGATTTCGCTCAATGGCGAGCCGGTGGACGACGCTCGAGTCACTTGCGTGGTTTGCCAGGCAAATAGCGTCGTAGGCGCGAATATCGTGCCGAGTGTCCTGGGTGAATATGTCGATACGATCAACGGCTACGCTGAGATCGACCTTTACCGAGCCTCCGGGTTTACTCGCGGCGATGGTATGTACCAGATCCAGGCAATCCATCACAATCAAGTGCTGTGTTCGGTGAAGGCAGCTTTGCCCGACCAGGAAAGTATTTATCTGTCAGAGTTGGTAGCTCTTGCAGAGCCAGGCTACACAGGGGGCTGAAAATGGCATTTTGGAAGCGGAAAGGGTCATCTCGAGCGAACACTGCTGCCAAGCAGGAAGAACGTGCCAGGCAGATATTCGAGTTTGAGACAGAGGAAGGAACCAGGTATTGTGACCCGATGATGGTCGCTCTTACCCTGTCATTCGATGCTGAGTTCAAGCCTGAGCACCTGGAGCGAGCTAAAAACGGTAACCCGCAAAGCATGGAGGTCGTGGCAGCTGCCGGAGCTCGCGCTTTCAATTTAGACCGGCTGGATCCATCGACCGGCAAAGGGCAAACCGTCGCGCAGCTCATTGGCCTGGTCGATGCGTTTGACCTGTGGTGTTTCCAGCTTCAAAAAAAAACGTAGCGTTTTGCGACCTGGCTGCATGTTACGGAGCTGGGGATTTGGCAAATTTGATCTACACACGCTACGATCTGGCTTTCAGTTTGTGGTTGAATCGGAAGCGGAGCGCGGTCCGCCAGGCAGAGATCGTGAGGCTCGGAGCTGTGGCCGGCATAGGCAACGATATGCGGATCGGGTGGTTCATGTGCCAGGCTGACACAGCAGAGGAAGCCAGGTATGAGTTCGATCGTCACCAGGCGGCGAAGGTGCAAAGGGAAGCGAAAACATGAGTTCATCAGACCCAGGCAACGCAGGAAGCGATCGGCTGGCAGCCATTCTTGCCAATTCATCACAGCCTGGTCAGCCTCAGAACGCGGCATTTCGTAGTCGTGGAGGCGTCCAGGACAGCGAGAACGTGGACCCAGGGCAAAGCGAAATCCTCGCTCGGATCCTGGGAAACGGAGCACCACCAGCCCCGGCGGGATCCCCAGGCGATGGACCAGGATCGGACGGGGACACCAGCAGCAATGCCAGGAGAGCTGGATTTGCCCTCGCTGCGATGACAACAGCAGTCACTGGGGCAAACCTGGCTGTTAGTGGCTTCACCAACAGAGTGCTCCAGGCGAACGCCAGGCTTGCAGAGTGGAATGGCGAAGTGGCTAAAGCCGTCGGGCTCGCGCAGGCACGGCAGATCGAGCGTGACATTCGCCAGGGCGAGGGGATCGGGAACGAATACGCCAGGCTGGATGAGGCGAACCAGGAATACAGGGACATGATGACCGAGGTGACGGTTCCACTCCAGGCTGCCGCGATGGATGTGCTGGCTGGACTAGGTGAGTTTCGCAACGTCGTCATGGGTAGCGTGCTGCCTGGGCTGACCTTCCTGGCCGAACGGGTCCATACGCTTGCCAAGATAATGAGTTGGGGCAAAGTGAAGGATCCAATTAACAGCAACACAGCAGCTCGAAAGTTCCTGAGTGACCTGTCCGACGGCAAGTTCGACGGGGTAGGCACGAGCTATATGAACCCAGGAAATCGCCCGCTGATGAGCGACGCGGACCGCATCAGGATATTTGGACCATGATCTCAATCTACTACAACGGCATCGTCTTAAAGGATTGCGTCGTCAAGCGATTCCAGCAGTCAGTGGTAAAAGACGATTCGCATACCGATGTGATGTATTCGCGTTTCATTGTCACGGTGGAGAGCACCCTGGTCGAAAGCCAGTACCAGGACGTGCCTCTAAACGTGGATCCCCTGGCAACCGCTAATTCGTTTATCAGCGTGCCGGCTCAGAACCAGAACACAGTGCAGTCGATGGACCAGGTTTCCAGGAAGCTGTCAGAAGCCCGGAAGGACTTTTGGATGGTTTGCGGCGGTCAGACACCAGGAATCGAGGCTGAGGACTTTGAGGACACACTGCTGATCGCTGCTGGTGAGCTCGAGATTGCCGGCGACCCGACGATTTACAGAAGCCCGAAGTATGCCGGCCAGGGATCCGCCAGTCGCTTCGCGGTCATCGACGTTGAAAACGGCCCGCACGTTGAGGACGTGGCGATCGAGCAGATTTTCGGCGGCAAAGCAATGCGGGTATCGGCGACGTTCAAGATTGCCAGGTCACTGTGCCTGGAATACGACGACCAGAAGCCAGTTGATGATTACACGCTGATGCCTGACCCAGGATCCGGTGGTGAGATCCTGAATAACCGATGGAGCATATCGGAATCGAAAGACCAAAACTGGGTGACGACCAGGCGAATCGAGGGAACGCTTCGCACCAGGCGAGCTGAGTTTGACGCGCAGCTCTATCGGGCATCGGTGTTTCCGCCATTGATGCTGGGCTATCGCCGGATGAGCCAAAACTTCGTGAGTGATCCAACCGGGACAGTGCTCAAGTACACGATCGAGGACAAGCAGGAATACGCTTCTGCGCCAGCTCCAGCTGTGGATTGGGATTGCACTCACACCGAGAGCACGACGGCGCAGGGAGCTGTCCAGGCTGCCAACTTTACAATTCGGCTGACTGGTCCGCAGAACGTGGACAAGGCGGATTTGATTGCGACCGCCGGCAAGGTGCTCAGTTTGCGGATCGTGGACCTGCAGAACCTGGGGCTGGATACGACGCACCAGACCGTGCTCAAGGAAATGGCTGTGATCGACCAGCTGCACGAGCCGACGATCGAAATGAGGGCGTCGGTGCTGTATACCACGTCGGACGACACCTGGCTCAACATGCGAGTCAGAAACATGACAGGAGGCAGGGGCGGAAACCTGGTCGGTGAGGATGGGATCCCAGGCTACAACCCAGTCGTTTGGCCTAAGCCGTTAGCTTACGATTCGGCAACACCAGCCGGGCAGCTGGCTTGCTATCTGCAGCACCCGTGCAGTGTTTGGCATGGTATGCCAGGCATCCAGCAATATCAGCCCAGGAACGAACGTCCCGAGGAAGTGCCAGCGTATCCACCGGACAGTTACGAATACGTTTATCCCGAGCCATTGCCAGACGACACGGACGCCTGGACAAAAAATCCTTATCCAGCCGTGGAACCGAAATATGACGTGCAAAATTTCCCTTACACGCTGTACCAGATCGCAACCACCTGGGACTGTCCCCAGGGCAGGCTGCATTTGCCCTATTCGCTCAAAGCAGGAGACGACGAGCCAGGTGCAGTCGTAAGCCAGGTAAACGCAGGGCTAACCAGGCTGTTCTTTGAAATCGAAGCCATACGGACAGGAACCGTTCCGTTAATCCCGGCGATCCATGATGAGATCGTGGACGAAAACGACATTACGTTTACGCTGCTTAACTGGAAAACAACACTGCGACCCCCTGAGATCACAGCAGACGGTAACACCAAGCGTTACGGGCTCGCGATGCAGCTGATCTACGGAGCGAACAACCTGATGCCCACAGACGCGATCTTGAACCCAGGAGCCCTACCGTTTGACGTGGTTCCAGCAACCGACGGCGGAGCCCTGGTTTCCTTGACGGGAGCCGGTGACGAAGAAGATCGCATTATTAACAGCGGCACAAACACCGAGACTTAATGATGACAGAAGAAACAACAGATTCACGCAAGTATGCGACGCAGATGGAAGTGCTCATGGCAATTCGTGAGCGACTCATTGCGCAAGTGCCGGCATACACTCCAGCTAACTGCTTCATCCTGGATCAACCGATTCCGGAGGAGCTGCCGATTGGCAGAGAAGCCTGCACCATTACACCTGGCAATGGTCAATTCGTGGAATCGATGTTTGCCGGCTCTGGCTTCAATACGCTGACAGAAAACGCCACGACGATCGTCACGCCAATGGTTCGCCAGGTACGGGACAAAGTTCGGACATCGGACAGGGCGCTGCTCGATTTGTCCGACGGTTTGCTCCAGCGAAAGTGGGAGATCCTGCGCTGCTTGCTAGAAGGCGACTTTGATTTATCGATCTACCAGGAAACGACCAAAAATTATCGCTGGCTTCTGCGAGAGCAGCTGTCAATTAGGTTTGCGGATCCTCCTGGGTTCACGCAGGTCGGAAAGTACAAAATGATGGGCATGAGCATGACCTTCAACACTCCGTTTGACTGGGGTTTGCCGCCATTGGTGGAGGAACCAGAAGATGAGTAGCATGTGGCTCGAGATCGGTACAGGCAGCCAGCTGTCCAGGATACCGCTAACGATGGACCATGAGGGCGCGGTCGATGATTACCTGAAAAATCGTTTTCGACCGGATGAAATGCCATTCTCTCATGGAGTCCTGGATGACTACGCGATGCCTGAGATCGCTGCCGAAGTGGTGGTGAACAATCCGCCGCGAGAAACTGAGCTACCCAGGGTAGGGATCAATGAGTTCCTGCTTCCAACAGGAATGACGCGATTCAGTCGCGGGCTGTTTTTGATCGACAAGGCGCATATCGCTGATTTGGTCAACCACTGCTGGGGTATTGGCTGGGACGGCACTGGGGAGATACCGGATGATTCAGCACAAAACAGGGACGACGAACCGGCAAAGCTATTCACTACAGACGACCTGGACACCGAGGCTCTGATTCAGAGGCTGTATCTGCTTCCACCGATTGGAGTGGATTCGACCGCCGACAATGAGCTGTTTATTGTTCCGATGGTGGACTTTCGTTACGCCGCGCTGCATTTCACGATTGGGGCAGATGAGTTTGCAGTTGGCTCCGCAACAACCTGGCAGGACTTACTCAATTCCATTTACCAGGCGACCCCGAATTACATCGAATTTGACCCAGCAGTCAATGTCCAAGCTGAGTATTTGCAGCCCGACCCTGGTTACTTTTCTGCACCCAGGAGCGCTGCCTACGCAATCGAGCATTTCGCCACCTCGACGGGCAACCGGATTGTTTTGGACCTGCTATCGCCAGGACAGGAGAAAATTAAGATCCAAGCCTACGGGGAAGCTGTCTTGGCAAGCGGCTTGCCAGACACTGCAATTTTCGGAAAGGAAAACGCGACCGCAACAAAGCCAGGTAGTGTGCGAATGAGCTATCGGCTTCTATTCGATCATGCAGACAATGAAACGTGGACAAGCTCCGAGGCGGGATTGGTTAATCACGAAGGACCAGAAGTGCATGTTATCAGCACCTACTACCTCGAGTACTACAGCGAAGTCGTTGACCCTAGTTCCCAGCAGGACAGGGATGATTTGCTCACGACAATATCGCAAGACATGCAAGGCTGGCTGTCTGGGCCAAATTACGCGGTGACCGTACCCGGCGGACTGGACACGGGCGTTTTCCTGGAAGCCTGTGGCTTCACCGATTACACGTCAATCAAAGTGGATTGCAGCGCCGCGATTCCGCAGCTGATGACGACGTACCAATCCCGAAAGAATCATTTTTATTCGCCAATCAATCTTAGCCAGCAACCTGGATTGTATCGCCACCCATGACCACACACCTCGAGTTAGCACGAATACAGCTCAACAGCTCCGGGATACCCCTGGGAGCTAGTCAGGGCGTCGGCACGATCATCGAGCTGGAAACACCTTATGACGGCAACGCCAACCCGGTGGACGTTCACCTGGTCTACCCGGCGAGCGTGGCGATCCCAGGGCAAACGATTGTTAGCTGCTACTTTCAGAGCAACGAAGGCTGGTATATCGTCCAGGGCGAGCCAGGTCCGGCTGGTCAAGGTGGATCCCCCTGGGTGCGATTTCGAGCATTGAATCCAATCGGATACCAAAACACTGGTGTTTGGAATTGCGTCGTCACCCAAACGCTTGCGGTAGGGGTGGACGTAGGCGACGAGATCACAATTCACGATCCCAACAATCTGTTTGCCGACGTGGTATTTGCTGCCTACCAGACAGCAACCAAGTGCGACGCAGCTAACTACATCGGGGGCAGCACCGGCACAGCGTATTTGCGAACGCCACAATCAAGCGACAACAACCCAGACGGCGTAACGCGATGGGAAGTCGAAACATGCTCGCGATCAATCGACCGGATGAACGTGCGGCTCATTGAGTGCATGAGAGCATACGATGGCAGCGACGAGTGGACAGGAACCGGGTACATAAAACAAAACGACGCCTGGAACCTATCAGCTTATCCAGCCGTTGATTTTCCTCCAGAGCTCGAGGACGACCCTATTTCCGAAAGCGAATACTGTTGGAAGGTCGCGATTACAAACCCTTTGGCACTGACGGCTCAAGCGGACTCAATCATTTCGGTACGGCGACACACTCGAAAAAAGCCATCGATCCCCCTTAATGCGGTGACGCCGCACGACGTAGGGGTGGAGCAGGACAGCGAAGAATGGTGGGTAGAGCAGGTTTACGAGCGACGTGTCAATCCAAACGCTGGCGGCTCCTTCGCGCGTTACATCATCGTCACCAAGGGCGGAGAGTGGGACGGCTATTCCCTGGTTGGGTATTGGGATGGTCAAGACCCAAGCCCCGACGTGGATTGTCGCCCAGGGATTGATTGTATGTTTTTGTGTGACTGCGTAACCGACGGCGAGCAGCTGTTTGGAATCTACAATGAGTTCCTGCACAACTACGAATTGATTGCAACCGCGTCAGCAATGCTTGGCGCACCGGATGACGTAGACGTGATAACCGACGCTTCGAGCGCGGCATGTGGCTACAACTTCTTGAAGCAACCAGCCAAGATATTTACCTGCGGTGACAACCCTTACGTTGATACCGTACCGATTGCGACCACGACCGTCGGAGTCTATGCCAGCGGTTACAGGAACGAAAACGACCTATGCTTGCAGAAGATAGACATTGAGGTATGCAGCTGGGACGTTGGGGAAGTTGACTGCTACAACCTTTGCGCAGAGTGCGATTGCGAAGAACACGAATGTGCATACCAGTACACGCAAGGAGAGGGCTGGGCATTGGTCAAGGCTTGCCCGGACGAATTTGCAGATTGTTGCTGTACCGGCGAGATGCCAACCGTCACACCAGCACCAGGCGAACCAACCTACATCACGTTCCCATGCGGGCCATGCCCAAGTGAGTGCCTGGAGTGCGTCATTTGTGAGACGGAGTGTCCTGATGGAATCACGATACTCATTGAGGACATCGTAGGCAGCCTGAGCAATGGTGACAGAGTAGAGTCGCAGAACGACACGCAAATATGGACAATAGGCGAAGAAGATTGTTGCTTCAATCTGGAAATGCAGTTTAAGGAATTTTTCTCAGGCCAAACGGCAACGGCTACGGCAAAAGTTTGCTTAATTGATCCGTCGAACATTCCAGCGTGCGCGAATAATGGAAACTTTGCGCTGAGTTTTGAATGGACACCAGCAGCAGTGCTAGGCATGACTCTGCCAACAGAAATGGGTGCGTCGCAACCTTTGCAATGCGTCGCTGAATACGGCAACAACTTGGGATGCGGTATCTTGCCAGGTTTCCCCGACAATGGTGGAACCTGGGATAACGTAACGGCAACTGTAAACTGCTGCGAAGTAGTCGAAGGCGGAAACAGAAACATCGCCCTCGAGTCGATGGGCGTACACGACATTGGCGCAGGGTTCCACAACGCAAGCCTGCAAGCGCCACCACCAGCTCCAAGAGAAGCGGCGAAGCCCCAGGGATGGGGTGACGCCTTTGTTCAAGAGAACCCGACGCTATTCAAAGGATGCGGTTGCAAGAAGGATATTGTCCCTGTGATGAATCGCTGGGCGCGACGGGAAGGCGAGCCAACAGACGACCAGGTACTGCTGGTGGCAACAACGCTGTACGGAAAACAGAAACGGGGTATTCAATCCCAAATTAGCGTAGAATCGTTAAGCGACGATATACGCGAGTTCACAAACAGGATGCGAGAAAATGGCTGACTTAGTAATCGTAGACACCGACGTGGAGCGAGCTGGCAACACCGGAACCTATCGCGCCGTGCAGTTTGGCGAAGCCATTACAGCAGGCCAGGCTGTGTACCAGTCCAGTGTCGATCAGAAATTCTATTTGACTGACAGCAACGACTCTGCAAAGCCGTCGAACACAGGCCAGGCAGCGATCGCTGTGTCTACTGGCGAAGTGGACCAGCAAGGAGTCGTCGCAAGAGGAAACGCAGTGATTGACCTGGGGCCGAGTACTATGACGGCTGGCGAGATTTACGTTTTATCCTCCGCGAACCTGGGCGGAATAGCACCAAGCGGCGACCTGGGAACTGGAGCTGAATTGACTATTGTGGGGTACGCGCAATCGGATGCGCTGCTCAATTTGACGCTGAACGCTACGGGTATCACCAAGGCGTAACACCTTGAAAGGGGTTTGAGATGAGAAGCTGGAAAGAGATCGCGAAAGCCGTGAAGAAAGTCGAAGCCCTGGCGAAAGCCTGGGAGAGCGACGACCAGACGCCTATGGTTGAGTACGAGATGAAGGAGGTGCGGGCAGTTTCCAAGAAGCTGGATCGGGCCTGGTCAGAGCTCTATGACCTGGTGGCAAGCGGCGAGATCGAGCCTATCGCCTACCCTCTCGTGATGGCTATTGACGCTTGGATCGATGAGGTCGATCGCTTCCGGGACAGCCACACAGCGAACCCAGGCGGATCCGACGAGCTATGGAAAGCCTGGGGTGACGTGCTGGTCCTGGTAAAACGAGAGCCAGTCCCGCAGATGCTCGAGCCAATCGGCTACCTCATCCAGGTGCAGAAATGCTCGCCGGCTCAGGTTGCGAAAATCTACGAGTGGAAGGATGAGTTTGGGCAGCCGGATGCCAGGCGGGTGCTCGAGGTTATTCAGTCAGGCCAGGAGAGCGAGCCGACTGTTTCGCCTCACTGGACCCGTACATGCCAAAAGAACGCAGAGCTGTGGGAAGCCAGGTCGAGTCGCAAGAGACAAGTAGTGAAAGAAGTGGTTGCCGAGCCCGACATTCCAGTTTTAGCGCCGGAATCAATGGAGACTTTGCTGGAGCAGAACGTACCAAGCCGGCAGATCGCCAGGATGAAAAACGTCGATCAGCAGACCGTCATCGACTACGCCAGGGAGCTGGGAATGATCGTTGATGGTCAGCAGGCGACGCCGGCCATGACGCCAGACCAGCACCTGAGCAGAGTCAGAAACGCTGAGATCGAAAAGCGTGAGGAAGCCAAGAGCTATGCAGCTGGAGCGAAAGCAAGCGAGGACAGCAGCACCCCCAATTCGCATTACGCGCTAAACAATTACCGCGAGCAGGTTCGGCAGATGACCTTGGACGGCTGCACAAAACAGCAAATTGTTCAAGGGCTCAAAACGCAGTATCCCGAAAGGGCAAAGCCTGGCAGTGTAGCCCAGATCATGGCAGCGGTTGAGCGTGAGGCAGCAGCTACCAAGTAGGAGCGAAAAGTGGCGAAGAAAAAGGCAGCGAAAAAGCCGACGGGCAAAAACAGACGCAGACAGAAAGACGTGTCAACGATCGCAGCTGTGCGCGACTGCAAAGCCCTGGATATGCACCTGGAGGGATACACGACTCGCCAGATCGCGGAAAGACTCGAGATGAATGACCGAACGGTCTACAAAGCCATCGACCGAGGCAGAGAAGCCTGGAAGATGGAAAGAGTCGAGCTGCACCAGGATTTGGTTGAAACTGTGTTGATGACGCAGCGACGAATCTTGTCGCTCGCGTTCCAGGCTTACGCTGACAGTAAATCGCCAGACAATTTGCCAGGGGATCCCCGGTTCCTGGCATTGGCAGAAAAAGCCAATACCAGCATCGGCAACATCGTTGCAGCTCACCGCGACGATGGCGGTAAAGTGGATCCCCTGGCGAGGTCTGGACTCATTGAGGTGATCGTCCATACCAGGGGTGAAGTCGATGCCTTGCAGCAGATGAACTACAAAGAGCTCGAGCAGATAGCGGTACAGCCCATAACGCTGGAGGCAGGAAGTTGATTGCAGCAAGCCCAGGGGAATCGACGCCGGTGCTGCCGATCAGCCAGGTGCAAGCAGATTTTTTGGCGAGCGATTCGCAGATTACGGCAATGGTTTGCGGTCGCGGTGGTGGCAAAACTTTCATCGGAAGCTATCGAATCATCACCAGGGCGAAGGACGGCGATCAATGGATGGCTGTATCACCCGACGCGGGGGTTAGCCTGGAAACGACCGTGCCGACGTTCATCGAAAATTGCGAAAAGCTAAATTGCCTGAACCGAACCGTGATGAGCCCCTACCCTAAAATTTGGTGGGAAACGCTTGACGGCGGCGAGGCAGAGATCGTGTTTCGTTCAGCAGAGAAACCGGACAAGCTACGCGGACCGAACAAATCCGGGCTGTGGTTAGATGAGGCGAGCTATCAGCCGATCGACGCGATGAGGATCGCCAGGGCAACGCTCCGACGCGGCGGCCAGATGGGTCCGACAATCTTGACGATGACACCGCGAGGGCGAAGCCACTGGACTTTCGAGCTCTGCTACGAGAGGGCAAAAGGAGCAGAGCAAAACCAGGAAGTGATCCAGGGGATCCCATACGTCGCCAGGCCGAACGTAAAGCTCATCCAGGCGAGCACAGCAGACAACCCATTCCTTCCGCCAGAGTTTTTCGACAGCATGGCGCAGGATTTGTCACCCCTCCTGGCAGCCCAGGAGCTAGGCGGCCAGTTTATTGACATTGACGGGCTCATGTTTCGGCGTGAATGGTTCCAGCCAGTGGATCACGCGCCCAGGGAGGCTTTGAGAGTTAGGTACTGGGACAAGGCAGCCAGCACGATCAGCACCAGCTCGTTTACTGCTGGCGTCAGAATCAGCCGATGCCCCAGGGGAATCTTTTACATTGAGGACGTTGTTCGCGGGCAATGGTCGCCAGCGGACAGAGACACGGTGATATTGCAGACAGCCCAGGCAGACGCTCACGAGTTTGGTGGTGAGGTGCTGATTTACGCGGAGCAGGAAGGTGGCTCGGGCGGCAAGGAAGTGATGCAGCAGATGATAAAAATGCTCGCTGGCTTCCCGGTTTACCGCGACCTGGCAAGTGGATCCGCACAGCGAAATGTTGGTGGAGTGAAATTGCCAGGGCAGGCGAAGATAACCAGAGCCCAGCCCCTGGCAGCCCAGGCCGAAGCTGGAAACGTAAGGATTGTAAAAGGATCCTGGAACAGCGAATTTCTCAGTGAGCTGTCTGCGTTCCCTGAGTCTAGCCAGGCTGACCAGGTTGACGCAGCATCCGCCGGGCTCAATCGACTTGCAGCTCTGACCCAACCAGAGGACGCTGTAGCGGACCGGAAACGCAAAACGGTCGAAACGAATAGCTTTGGGGCAAGTTTACAATCGCTCGGGGGATCCCGAGGAACACGCCGCAACTTATACAACCGAGTCAGATAATGAGCTCGCTGAACAGGCTCGCCAGGATGGCGCGTGACTTTCTCAGGGGATACAGTAACGCTCGCAGACCAGGGGGGCTTGGCACGGGATCGCGAGGCACACAGGGCAGTTCCTACATCGAAAAGCCGCCGATTGAGCCAGGGCAGGGGCTCAGGCGCGGACTGCAGCGACGGGCAGAGGCAGCTGGATTCGGAAGCAGGTTGCAAGAAATACCATCGGATCGATTAGGCGGACCGCTTCCGCCGATCCAGGGACCGCAGCCGCCACCACCACCTGGACCAATTCCGCTTCCACCCGAACCACCGGGAGCTGGGAATGTTCCGCCACCTTTCCCGGCAGGCCGCCGCAGTTCCCAGGACGAATGGATCGCTGAATACTTCCGCATGAGGGCTCGCCAGCAGGAGATTGACGGCCAGGAAGAAGAATTTGACGACATCGAAACGCTTGGTCGCAGCTACGACTACGACCGCGACGATTTCAATCTGATCCGCCAGGGCAGCACAGAAGTCAGCTCGAGCAATGTTTTCAGCTATTACTGGCAGCCAGAGAGCAAATACAGCGGGATCCTTTACGTCACTTTCCTGGCTCCAGCTGTGGGCAAAGGTCAGCCCAGGCAAGGACCAGGCCCAACCTACGCCTATTTTGGAGTCACATCCCAGAAGTACAACGCTTTTCGACGCCAAGCAGCTGAGTCAGCCGGCAGTGCCGTTTGGGACCATTTGCGCGTTCGCGGATCGATATTTGGTCACCAGGTGCAGTACCGGCTCATTTCCGTGACTGGAAATTATGTTCCCAGGAAAGCAACAGCCAAAGGATTCAAGACCCGCTACCTAAAGCCAGTTGGCAGGCCGCGACAGGTTAATGCTAGACTTGGGAACGAATCGCTAGAGCAACGTGGTTTTCAGAGATCCACTTTGCCGTCGCAAGATTATGGACAACCGGACCGGGGCGGACCGGACAGAGGATCGCCCAACAGAGGTCAGTAATGGTTGACGAATCAAGTTTGCCGGCAGAGTTTTTGTATAACCGCCCTAAAGATCCGGCAGCCGGAACCAGCGGAGCACCGAACTACAGCAGGGAGATCCTTCCGCACGTCAGTAGCGTAAATGGACGATATGGGCTTGTTTCCTATTCGTACCTGAGCGCTGACCAGGCGATTAACGATAGCCGAGCCAATGCGTACAGGATGCGCAACGATTGCGGCATCATGGAAAGCCTGCACGCCAGGCAGCGAGCCGTCGCGCTCCAGAACTGGAGCATTGAGCCGGAGGATTCATCGAGTTTCGAGCAGCAGCAGCTGGTCAAGTGCATGACCGACATCCTGCAGGAAACACCACGGTTCGCGGAAATGCGACGCTGTTTGCTCGAGGCACTTTGGTACGGGCGATACATGACGCTCGGGACGTTTGAGAATAAACGAATCGGCGGAATTAACCGGATTTGTTGCTCGAAATGGTCACCCAGGAACGGCGATAAACTGAAATTCAGGTTTGACGACGGGACGCTATCGCACGTCGATGGGCAAGTTGGGATCCGCGTCAGCACTGCCTATTCAGCACCCAGGAACTACATGGACCCGAACACCGGGGAAGTGATCCAGAAGATTCAGCCAACCGAGGAGGGGCTGGTTTACTGGCTAGACAAGTGGGAGCGACGCCAGGCAATCGTACACAAACACATGATTGAGGATGCACCATTTTTCGAGCCAAAGCTGGCTGGTCGAATTAACGGCGTAGGCATCCGTGACTATATCTACTGGGATTGGTACGCGATGATCGAGTGCCTTCAAAGAGTAGTCGAGTATCTGGACAGGGCAGCGTTTGGCGTCGAAATTTGGCCCTACCAGGCAGGCAGCCCAGCACAGAAAGTCGCGACAGAGAAAGCCGCCGAAGAAGCAATGGGCGGAGGCAGGACAATCATTCTCGCGCCAATCCAGCCAGGAGAGGACCAGGAGCTGTTTGTACCCAGGCTGATCGAGCCTGGCTTAGGTGGAATCAATACGACGATCGACATGATTCGCACCTACTGGGGACACAAGATCAAGCGATTCATCCTGGGCCAGGTGCTAAGTAGCGAAGCCGAGGCAACAGGACTGGGTAGTGGGGTAGCCGATGCTCACCTGGCTACCCTGGCGGACATCGTTCAATACGATTCGGTGAATCTTGAAGAAACGATTACCACCGACTTCCTACGACCTTTGCAGTTGTGGAATTTTCCAGACAGCGCCAACATACGTTTGCAGTTTCGTATCAGCACGGAGGAACCGGACAGTGACCGACGGCTCGCGTCGATGAAGATGGCTTGGGATATGGGAATGAAGATCAAAGCCGACGAGGTAGCAGACACCATCGGCGTATCAATGCCCGACGCTGACGACGAGGTGCTGCAGAATCCCGCGTTCATGCAGGCAGGGCAAGCAGCTATGGGGATGCCTGGAGCCGAGGAACCAATGCAGGGTATGCCAGCACCAGGGGAGCCAGCACAGTCACCGATCGACCTGGGACAAGTGATCGAGCAGAACAGCGCTAACGGGGCAGCAATGAGCAGAGCCTTTAAGAACCGAGTGGAGAGCTACCTATGAGTAAGCCAAAAAGTTTTCGCGACGCGGTTGACCAATACGCTTACTGGGACGGTTCCCCGCTTCAAGGCAAGGAGGCAGAGCTAAACAAGCCCGATCCAGCGATGCGAGCTAGAAAGGAAGCATTGAGTCCACAGAGCTCGCCGGCAAGTGAACCGGCAAGTGAACCGGCAAGTGAACCGGCGAAGCCAGCTCCAAAATTGTCGTGGGATGAGCAGCTGGAACAAGAATACAACAATATGGAAGCTGACGAAGCGGAAGCCAGGTGGGAGTCACTGCCGGAGCACCAAAGCAATCTCGATGACGATGCGCTGCATGAAGCGGAAACTCGCAAGTTCAGCGAAGCGGCTACGGCGAAGATACAAGAATTGCAGCAACGCAAAAAAGAGCCAGCAGCCAAGCCGATGCCCCCTGGAGAAGAAACACAGGATACCACCGGCGCTATTCCACCTATTGAGCCAG